TACCAACCAACCCTTGTGTTCCACTTCCATTATCTACATATCCTACCACTTCATAATTACCTGTNAACATAGTTATTGCTGGTGTACATGAAGCTAATGTTATAGTTTGACTACCAGAAGTTACTGCTATCTGAGCAGAACCTATAGTTCCAGTTGAAGTTGTTATACTTCCAACTAAATCTAACTTTCCAGTAAATGGATTTAATTTAAATTTACTCATGTTACTGTACGTTTGTTATATTCCAAGTGATAGGATTACCACTTGAATATGTTATTACATGTCTAAAAACTTCTGTTCCACCTTGTAAATAAGAAATATAATCAATATTACTATTTGCATCATAGTGGAAAATCTTATTATCATATCTATGTGGATACTCACAAGCTGCATTTCCAGCTAATGCCAACATAGTATTGTCTCTTTGATCTCTATCCATTTTATATTTTAATTACAACCACAGTCATCTATACCATTGTCAGCTATTAATTTTTTAGCATGAGAAAACATTTGGCATATATAATCAAATGGTATTGAGTTTATATTATTGTCTATTTCAAAATCATCATCATATTCTAAAGATGTTACAGTGACTGTTACATCTCCAGATTGTGTTATTTTATTTATTATATCATTAAAATATAATTCAGTATCACTTGAATATACATATAATGAATTACCTGATACTACCGTACCAAAAGTATATGTGTCGTTTAAAAAATCATTAGAACATGTGTTTATTATATCAGTTAAAGAAGCATCTGTATAAGTATAATTTGCAATAACTCTTGCATCCTTAACTATTACATTTAAAAACCCATTTAATCCTATTGTATCATTAGCTGTAAAGTCAAACCTATAAGCATATGTTAAATAATTATAACAATAAAATCTTTTGAAATAAGCATCTAAAATCTTTATAGCTAATTTCATTTGATCAACATCACAATTATGTTTAGATATCTCATCAGTTAAGCTACTAACTAACTCAGCATAACTACACTTCAAAGCAATTACATTCTTTTGGAATATATTTAAATTGCTAGATGATGTAGTTGTATTACTAACTATTTGACCAGGTTGACCAAATCCTAACTTCATATTAATCTAATTTTATTCTAACATTAATAAAAGCATGTGTTGCTCTACCTAAATTACCACTAGGAATAGATACAACTCCAGCTGTTGTTACAGTTAAATAATCAACAATTAAATTACCACTTACTGAATTCTCTAATATGATAACAACAGAATGTTGATACGCTGGATAATATGTGCTACTAGGTACAGTAAATAATGTTGTAGCAATTCCTGATGCCATAACACTACCTTCAATTACTAAATAACCAAAAGCATCTTTTTTAAATCTTAAAGGAACATAAGCTCCTACTGCATAATTCTCTGCATTATTTCCAAAACTAGGTGATCCAGTTAATCCTGTTCCTACATAAATCCAATTACCTTCAGTTGGCATTGGTCCAGTAGCACCAGTTGCTCCAGGCTCTCCTTGTACACCCTGAATTCCTTGAGCACCAGCAGGACCTGTTTCTCCAGTTGCACCAGTTGGAAGTGTTATATTTTGGTCAAAGCAACCACAATTACATTTACCCATTTTTAATTACAATTACAATTACTATTTATATTACAAATTTTATCTAACATAGCTTGTATTTTATTAAAGCTAGTTGTATTACCACAACATGATGATGCACATAATGCATTTAAATAAGCCTCAGCTTCTAAACATAAATTTAGATAATCCATATAGTCACATTTATTACACATCTTAGCTGGTAACTGAGACCATAAAGAATCAACACAACATGATGCATTACATGTTACTGCAATACATATTGTATTAGAATATGTAGATGATACATGACTTTCATACACTGTTACACTATATGTTATAGTGTATAATCCGTCAACAAACTTAGTGCCACTTGGACTAAATGGTGTAAAATAAACATTATCATCAGTTGAACCATTAATCTGACTAGTTACATCATATGGTGTAGAAAATAAATCTGATCCGTTTGGAAGGACTATTTGTATTGTTGCAGATGTTATATCTCCTCTAAATACTTTATCACCCCATTTGCCGCTATTATCTCCAGGGGATGAGGTTAATCCTGTTGTGTCAACTATTTGTAGTAATGTACAATTACTTTGTGTTAAGGAAGTGTTTGATAAATTAATAGTTACATCCATGGAAATAAAAATATATAAAAACTGGTAGACAGTTTTTTAGACTATCTACCAATTTTGATTATTAAAAATTAATTAAACAACGCTTGTTAAAGCAGAACCAACACCAGCAGATGTAGCTATGATTGCATCTAATGTATCAATAACACCTGTTGCAATACCTTTATTAGCTTTACCAGTTGTTGTTACAACAGTTACTGTATCGCTTCCAGCACCTAAAGCAATTACTAACTCTTTCCAAGAATCAGCTGATTGTCCTAGATCTGTTGTCATTACATCTTTATAAGTAATATTAACTAAACTATAGTAGTTTTGGAAAGTATAATCTGTTCTATAATCAATTGCAATAGGTCCAAAAGATTGAGATCTTTGTGGGGTTCCAACTTCATTACCTTGACAGAATGCTTCTAGTTCAGCAACTTGTTGATAGTTACCATCACCTTCATAAGCACCAGGAGTTGTTGTTAAAGCTGTTGCACCAAAGTTTCTTAGTAATACTGCAAATCTTTGTTTTTCCCATTGGAATTTTAATAAAGACCATTTCTTAGCTAAACCAGAAAGTTTAACACCAAAGTTAGCAGCAGCAATACCAGCAGTTGTAATAAACTGAGCAGAAGCAGCTGTGAAAGATCCACTTGTTCCTGAGTAAGGATTAGATAAAGTTAACACTTTGTTTGCTGCATCAACAGCTGTTACTAAGTAACATTGGCTAGAAGTTGCTGTTCCAAATCTTACAAGGTATCCAACAGAAAAATCAGTTCCTAATGTAGCACCAGAAGCTGCAACATATTTAGAACCTTTAGTTGCTGTTAAAGTACCAGAAGCAGCTGTAGTTGAACTGCCAGCATCTGAACATACTACTTCAGCTTTAATTGTAATCTCTGGTAACTTAGAAAAGTTAGCAGTTAAGTTACTTACAAGACCATCAGCTACTTCACTTTGTGTTGCAGATGAATCAGATGTATATGAACCATATACCTGTTTCCATTGCATAAAATCAGTTTCTCTTAAATCTTGTTTGGCAATAGTAATGTCATACTCATTATTGTTAACTGTTGTAATAGAACCAGAAGTTGTATTATAACCAATATAAGTAACTTGTTCTGTAGCAGCAGTAGATGCTTTTCCTTTGTAAGAAATAACTCTTTTAGGATCAATAACGTCTGAATAAACGATTGTTCCATTACCAGATTTATAACATACTTTGAATTTAGTTGCACTAGTTGCGCTAGTTGTTAACACGTTATTAGCTTCATCAACAACCCAAGCTTCTCCAGTTGTAGCAGCAGCAGTTGTGATATCGTTAATAACAGTTGTTGATGTTCTTGTTACATTGTCTTTACCAAACACAAGTAACTTAACGTTTCTTTGAATCATATTCTCGTTTTTTTATATTAATAAATTATTTATTTAATTATGAAAGTGTTCCTACTATTGCAGCAACATACCAGTCACCAGTTGCTTTGTACATACATATAACTGAACTATTTCCAGATGCATTAGTAATAGATACAGATGCATTTGCTGTTCCACCATTTAGTTTTTCATTACTTGCTGGATATATTTTTAATACATTATTAGCTACTAGATTATGTATTTGGAAACAATATCCAGGTGTTGCTGAAGGTAATACTACACCAGCAGTTCCATTAGCTCCAGTTACAAATGTTACGTCAGCTGTTACAGCAGTTGCTGTTCCTTGACTATTACCAGCAGCAGCTATTTCATTAGCTTTAATTAATGTGTGAGCAGCTATATTTACTAATTGTCCAGTAAATGTACCAGCAAATGTTCCAGTTACAGAACCTGCTTCAATGTTATTTACTTCATCAATTACTGTATTTAATTGAGCAGCACTTGCATTAATAGCATCCAAACCTGTCATGTTATTCATTAAAGGTTGGAAGTTTGTTTGTGTTATTTTAGTTAATGACATAATTTTTATATTTATTATTCAGTTTTTATATTCTCATTTCCTTGAATCTGATATTGAGTTTGTTGTTGTACAACACCAGAAGCTATTCTTATTGCATCTGAGACAACTTCTCTATGTGTCTCGCTATCTAGTTCACAATCTAATTGAACTGATGCTGGATAGCCATCTATTGTCTTTATAGAGTTAGTTATTGGAACTATAATTGGTCTTGGTTTCTTTATATATTTAAAGTAATAATTACCCAATGTATATGTTCCGTCTCCTATTAACTGATGTAATCTTGCACCAGTATTTGGATTTAATCCACTATCTATTCTCCATACCAATTGAGAGTAAGGTTTCTTAAATGGATTCTTTATGTTAGCATTATACTGATTATGTGTATATGCTTTTATATCAATAATGGTTCCATCAACACACGTGTCATCAGACGATACCAGCACTTGTTCTGCTATTGAAACAAAAACCTCAGTGCCTTGAACGATAGGTAATTCATACATTACACCGTTTGGATACACTCCGACTTGATATGTTGATGGTACCAAAGTTACATACTTAACTAAATTTGAAATATCCTTTCTTCTCTTTTCAGATTCCTCAAAACCAGTTCCATACTTATTACTACCACTATATCTGGTCTTAATAAAGTTCTCCTGTGATTGAGTTAAGAAGGTTGATATTTCCATATTATTATAACCTGGAGCAGCTTGTGAAGCTATCCTGTCATAATTTAACAGAAACTCATATTTCATTTCTAGTGCTGTCATATTACTTTACTGAAGCATCAATTCTTGTTTGTATCTTTAATTTGATATCGGTATTAGCTTTCGCTTTAAAATAAGTTATAGTGTCTTGAATAGTTCCAATAGAGTCTCCTTCTGGTAAACCATAATTACCTCTAGCTACTTTTCTTAACTCTCCAATCTCAATAGCTTTTTCAATGAACACTTTCAAATCAAAATCTTTATCCTTACATGTGTCTAAAACTTTTGCTGGATCTTTCTCAATCAACTTCTGAATTTCCATTCTTAGGAATTCTAATGAAGCATCTGCTTGAACATTCTTTCCATATAGTTTTAGAATATTTTTCATTCTAGATGAATCATTTTTCATATCTCTAAATTGAGAATAAACTTCATCTAAGATTTCTAACTTAGCATTGTAAATCTCTACGTCATGTGTTTCAGATACTAAAGCAAATTTATATGTTGCTTTATCAAATCTTTCTTCCCATGTCTTAGCAATGATATTACCTTGTGCTAATAGATATTTGTATTTTAAATAATTAACTGGATTACCGACATTCATCTTTAATCCATCTTTTGTTAAATCAGCTTGATAACTATTCCAATAACAATCTTTATTGTAAATAGAAAGATCTCCTTGTTTTAAATTTAATCCAGCTTTTTTAGATTCAAAGAACTCTCTTTCTTCTTCTGTTAATGGATCAACTAAATTATTAGTTGCATTGTTATAAGGTAATCCGATAAATGTAATCTTAGCACTTGAGAATAATGTTTTGCCATCATGATTTTTTGAGATATCACTTAACCAACCGCCATCTCTTTCTACGAGTTTGAACTCGACATTTACATTCTTACAAGGATTACTAACTGTACTTTTGCTAATTTCTTCTTCAACAGTCTTTTGTACCATATTATTTTTAATTAAGTTAATAATAAGCTATCCTATATCTTTTAAACATAGGATAGCTTGAGATATATTTATTGTAATATTTGTGGTTTAAGAACCATACAACGTGTTGGATCTGTTACTTGAACTCCACCAATCCACATTCTATGTACTGAGTAACCATCAATAGCTGTAGACATTACTTTTGGCGCACCACCAAATGGAGAATAAGGATCTCTTAAACCAGCGATGTAACCTTTAATGTCTTCACTACCTTTACATACAACTTTTCTGATGTTTGATTCACCATTTGATGTACCTACGTCTAATATGTCATAAACATAAGATTCAGCAACACCACCATTTGGATGTAATTCTTTGTTATCTACTCTATCATCTTTAATAGGATCATGCATAATATCGATCTCAATTCCTTGAGGACCTTTGAATCTCATGAATTGTCCAGAGAATTCTAATGCATTACCACCTACTTTAGCGATTCTATTATCATCAAGAATTCTTACAAACAAGTTAGAGTAATCTTGGATAGCTTGTGAAAACTGTATCATTCCTCTTTCACCAGTTCTTAATAAGAATTTTCTTTGATCTTCAGCTAATTTATTTTCTGATAAATCTAACAATACATTGATTAACCATTGAATGTTAAAGTTATTAGTTGGATAGAATACTGTATTTGAACTTTCAATTTGTTGACGTAAGCCAGCACCTTGTTCTAATTCAAAACCAGATTTACCTTTATTATTAATATTACCACTAGCTGTTTTGTTAATTCTAGAGTAATATAAAGCTTTATTTTTTTGTGCCATGAACTGCATGTCAAACTGCCAGTCAGCAAAATCTTGCCATAGGTTAGTTTTCTTTCCAGTTTTTGGATCAACCATAGTAACACCCATTGGTCTTGAAACCATGTTACCAGGACGTGTATCTTCCATTCTTAATCTTGTGAATGCATTTCTCATTCTAAATGGAGATGTGTAATTTACTTTACCACCTTTTTTAGATAGAGTGCTTTCAACTAAAGAATATTGTTTAGAGAATCTTTTACCAGCTTGTAATTCATCATATGGCATAAATAATGATGGATCACCAGTTACTAATTCAACTCTATATTCCCAGTTGTTTCCAATTGAAATAGGTTCGTCTTTGATTCTAACTTGGTATTCTTGTTTGTGACCAAAAATTACATCTACATCTGAGAAGTAATATTCTGGGAATGTCAAATAGAATTCACCATTACTAATACCAGGTTTGTCAGTTGCTGAAATAGCACTACCATTAGAAGTTAAAGATGCTTTAACAAGTGGAACATTTTTCATTCCGCCACCCATTAAATCCCATTGCCAGTTGTCATCTGTTTCTAAGATGATCTTTGGAAATTTGTTTAGATAAGAATCTAGATCATTGTAACCAAATCTCATTTGATGAATCATTGTGACATATGGTAATGATTTTTGTGGCTCTAGCATGTGAGCATAGCCAAGGTGATTCTTTGTAGTAAGACCAGCCCAATCTTTAGACTGATATTCTTGTAAGATATTAATCATACGTTAAAGTTATTTTAGTTATTATTTAATATTAAATTTTAATTTACCATCACCTATTTCATCTAAAAATGTTCCATCATTTCTTGATGCTTGGTGACTTGACTTTTTAAAGTCATTTCTTTCTAGTGCTTTACTTAATTCTTTTACAGCATTTGTTTTTGTTCCAACCATTAACTTTTTAAAGTTAGGTTTAAACTTTCCATTTTCATCTATATCAAATACACCTATTGCATTTAATGTGTGAACGATTGTTTCAAATCCTAATCTATCCTTTTGTGTTTTAGCCATTAAGTCATTCATTGGTCTGCCATTATCTACTGACACAACTTCTGTCATTGACTTATAGATAGAATCTTTTAATCTTTCTGTGAACTCAACATTCGGAATGAACGAATTATCAATCTTATATACTGTTGATTTTATTGTATTAAGCTGATCAGCTCTTTCTTTCTCCATTCTAGATTGCTCAATCTTAGCTTCTTCTTTAATCTTAATCTCTTCAGCTTCTTCAAATTTAGATAAACTACCTAAATGTTTTTTAGCTTTATCATAAAGAATTCCTAGATCTGAATATTCTTCTATTTCAGATTCTATTTCTTCTTTACTAAAACCTCTGTAATTTAAATATTTTGAAACAACTTCTTTTTGTAATTTAGTGTCTTCTTCTAATTGTTCACTAGAAATATTCTTAGTTTCAATTTGTCTAGACTTAACACCAATCAATTTGTCAAGAGGAATATTTTCTTCCCAGTTATTAATCAACTCTTTTACTGTTGCTGGAAGACTATTTTTATAATCTTCTACTTCTGATTTAATAACACTAACAATCTTTTCTGTTAGCTGAGCTGGATCTTTAAAGTCCTCGTCTTCTTTAAAATCTATTGGTACCCCTTCCTCGTATAAGAACTTAGCAAAAGCCTTTAAATAACCAGGTGAAGAAGAGTCGGAATTATCATCTGAGTCAGGGGTATCATTAGATTCTCCATTATTGGAATCTGTATTTTCATCTGAATTAACAATGTCATTAACGTCTTCTTCTACGTTATCTTCAGTATTAACTTCAGTATTTTTATTATCATCACTTAAAGAACTATCAGTTGAACTCGTTGTTTCAACATTATTATCATCTTGATTATATATAACCAATTGATTTTCATTTATCTCGTCAAAGATACTTGCTTCTTCACTCATACGTTTTGCTAAATTTAATTACAAATATAATACTTATTTTTATATATTACAAATTTATTAACTTTTTTAATAGATTAATTAAAATTTGATTCCTACTTGTTCACCCTGTTTAACAGCTTCTATACATTTATCTAGATTATCTAGCTTAATATCTAAGTAACAACCTTTTATCTGTTCAGCATACTTCTTTATTTTAGCTATACATTTTTCAATTGAATCATCAAATGCTATAACAGATCCTATCTGATAAGAATGATTATGTTGTGGAACAATATAATATGCATTCTCTTGTTTTAAACAATATTTAAATTTAACGAATCTTTTAATTGTGTCTGGAACAAATATTGGTTGCCAATTTTCATCAGACCATGTTGAATATATATTAACTAATAATCCATATTCGCATGAATATTTTGGTTCAATTAATTTACCTTCAGAACCAAACCACATAACCTCAGCTAAGTTATCAATCATCTCCATATATAATTCACTAGGAGGACTTCCTTGTCTTACACATGGATCAATTAAATACCAATCATCATCTTTAGTAACTCTAACTTCAGAACTAAAGAATCCTCTCATTTGATAAGCTTTAAATGTATTTGATAATTTAGTATGAACATCTTTAAATTTCTCTGGTAAAGAACTAAATTTAGTATGCTTAGAACAATATGCAATATCTTTTAATTCATATCCTAACAATACGTTCTCTGGATATTTCCCATCTATATTATACATATCTAATCCAGCTTCAACAATTGCATCAAGTTTAGATTCAACTATAAACTCAATAACATTTTTAAGTGGTCCTAAATTATGTTCTAATTCATCTATTTGAGTTTCAGACAACTTATAATTAGTGTGTTTCCATGTTTCCATTTCTCCTCTAAAATAAGATATCTTAATATATTTATCATTAACAGTTTTTAAATAATCTCTTAGTTTTTGTATTCCTTTAACTACCTTTATATCTGTAGCTTTCATCCCAATCTTTCTTTGTAAGGAATTATATTCAGCTCTGTATAATTCTAAATCATCAGCAGTTCTACAACCCCATACTCTTTTACCAAGAGATACTAAATGTTCTTGTATCCATCCAAAATAAATATCTGTAAAAACAAATAAATCTATTTCATCAAAATTGTATTCGTTATCTTTTTGAAATATATCATTTATTAAAGTAACTCCATCCATTCCACTACCTATCATGGATTTACCCATTGTTGGAAATGCATCTGGATTTGGTTTCCAAAAATATACTTTTCCAAAATCTCTAGCTAATCTTGGAGCTGTTTCAACAAAGTTTCCACAGTCAACTACCAATACTTTCTTATCTTTAAAGTTCATACATGCTAATTAGATAATCATCATATGTTTTAAAATCTATTCCAGCTTCATGACAAATCATTCTCTCTACTATAGTAGCTAGTTCATGTTCTTTCTTGTAAGGACATCTGTTATCAAAACCTGGTTCTTCATCATTAACCCAAATTCCATCTTGTCTTTCCTTTTCAAACATAGCATCGAATTCAGTTATTTCTTTCTCTTGTAATCCTCTTCTTCTTGTTAATAACTCTTCTATTAACTCATGAATTAAAATCAATGTATTGTATTCATCAACTCCTGTATCAGCTATCTTAAATACTACACATCCATTCTCATCAATAAAGTAATCTCCTAAATCATTATTTCTAATCTCTGACTTACTAACAACTTCAACTTTCCTTTGTACTGTATCCATTATTTATCAGCTTTCTTTTTATTCATCTTAGCTATCTTGTATTGAGTGTCGATCTTATGCTTCTCTGCATCAGCCTTCTTATCAGCGATCTCTTTCTGTGTATCTAACTTATCTTGTTCTAACTTCATCTTGTCTTCATGAACCTTCTCTTGATGTTCAATAGCTAACGTCTTATGGAAAGCTTCTGATTCATGTTTCAATTCATCTAAAGCTAAACTAGATTCTGCTATTACATCAACTCCACCATCAGCATTTATATCAGCAACCTTCTCTTTTGTTAATGCATTGATCTCAGCAACCCTAATCTTAGTTTCATTATCTGTATCTATCTTGTATTGCATCAACCTTAACTCATCATCCTTACGTTTATTTTCTGCTTCTATATCTGCTTGTTTAAGCTTATTCTGTTCTTCAACATTTTGTTGTTGTATTCTTTCAGCTTTCTTTTCTGCATTCTCTAACTTCCTAATCAATGATGATGTACTTTGTGTTACATATAAATCCATCATTTGACTGAATGTTAATTTATTATTTTGTAATCCAGCTTCAGCTAATCTTCTTATAGCTCCAAACAATTCCATATCTTCACTAGAGTTGTTTACAAAGATTCCATATTCGCTATTACAGAATTCTTCTCCACCAAACTCAAATAACTTAGATGACATATCATCAAAGATATAAGGAACCTTTTGTTTATTATTTTTCCAAGCTATCTTAGAAGTCTCTAGTAAAGCAGTCATAGCTCTTAACTTAACATTATCATGAACAGCAAACCATTCTTCTGTTACTAGATTAGATTGATTAACAGCTCTCTCTACACCACCAACAGTTTCTCTATTATCAACAGCTCCTTGTCTTTGTTCTGATATACCAGATATTTCTCCCATCTCTCTCTTCAACCTATCTAATATCATTACATGTGATTGTATATAATTAGACACATCCATGTTTAATACATTAGATCCTTGTTGCATACCTCCTGCTAACTTACCTGTTGCTTGTCCTTTTCTACCTTCATTAAATGAATCTTCAAACATGAATCCCATAGTTGTTGCATAGTGTAACCACTTATCAACATCCCATCCAGCAGGCTTCCTTGCTATGTCTAACTTACCTATTACTCCAGGATTCTTAGCAAACATCTTATTTAACCTATCCATATATATATCATAAAGATATGAATAAGGTCTGAGTCTATCTAGTAAGGAATCAACTTTATTATTATTTGTATTATATAAAGTTCCAACATAACCACTACTACATTCTGAAAGATTTGTCATTTTTCTAAACTGTACAGGTCTTGGTTGCATCTTTACATATATCTCATTTGCAATCTTTGTTCCTTCCCACCATTCATTAATATAAATCCATTCAACCTTTTCTCCTTTTGATTTATCTGGTTTATATTGTTCTGGAACTATTGTTTCTTGTTGTTGTCCTTGTTCATCAAAGAATGATAATTTACCTATCTTCCTTAATGATCTCCAAACTGTATGTACAACTTTTATATTACCATATTGATCATATCCTCCACCATATACTTTACTCATAATAGGATCATTACCAAGTACTATCTCAGCAACATCATTATTATATAAAGCTTGTATCGGTGCATTATACTCTTGAAAATTGTAATTCAATAACCCACTACTAGAGTTTAACAACCTAGCTCCTTCTTCTAATGTACTAATCTCTTCACTAGATAAATGATCATAGTATTGATCTATTACAGAACCTAAAGGATAATATCCAAACTCTATAATTATATCAGCATCTTCTACATACTGACTATCTCCCATTCTTAGTAAGAATACATTTAATGGATTAACTCTATCTAAAGTTGGATTACCATTAACTATATCACATCTATATATCTCTTCTCCAGCTATTAAAACATCTTTAAATCCTTGATTGAATTTAAGTTTTAACTCCTGTTCTTTAAATAAATATTGAAGAGCTTGTGTACCCATGATCTCTCTATAGTCTTGCATACTATAGTTGCTCCATTGGTCTAACTCTTCAAGTTTCTTTTTTAATGAAGCTTCATCTAAATTCTGAGAAGCTATAGCCTTAGATACTAACTGAAATAATCTACCACTTATTTCCTTTTCCTTTTCAGTTACAGCATCTGGATTCTTAATAACAACCTTCCAATCAAATCTCCTACGTAACTCTTCTCCTATTAATAAATTAAGTTTAGGAGTAGCTATAGGATAATGTGTTAAATCTTTTGGAAAGAAGTTGCCATTTATACCATAAGGATTAACTAACTCTCTGATATCAGACTCGTCAATTATACCTCTATATAAATTATAATTTAATTGCTTATTATATATACTATTTCTAATACCAGTATTCTGACCATACATAGCAACCAACTCAGCAGAATCTACATTCTGTTTCATCCATTCTATATCTTTCTCTCTGTCTGGTCTCTTTTGGCTTGGATAGTAATTATTTAGTATCGTACTTGAACCGTAATCATCCATAATTTATCGGTATATAAAAGTTACAAATATAATGATTTTAATCATTTAAAACAAATTTTAATCTAAAAAAGAATCCTTATTATAGATTGATTGGAAAAACGTCCCATCATTTCTAGTAAAGAAATCATCCTTTTCTAATTCATCTTCCTCTTCATATGATGCTCTATGCTTACATAAACTTTCTCTCAACACCATCAACATACCTAAAGAAGATACTCTATCGAAGTTACCCTTTGTATTCCAAGATATTAACTCCTTTAATAATCCTATAGACCTTATTGTATATACATTAGTTACTCCAGGTTCTTTATCATATGCTTGTGTAGCGCAGTAATTGATAATTGAATCCCTAGCAAATGAATTTACATTCTCAGATCCAGGAGTACCCTTAGCATTATTCCCTACAGCCTCAACCCTTGTTATCTGTTGATCCTTTAAGAACTGTGGCATATCACATAATAAATGCAAACTACTCATCCTTTCAAAGTAAGCAAACATACCTTTACGCGTACTCTCATAATTACATGATGCATTGTAAAATAATAATAACTTCCTTACATTCTCAAAGTATTGATATGTAGTCTTTGGCCTAGCTGTATACTCAGCTACAATCCTATCTGTCATCCTATTCATTATAAAACAAGATCCTAATGAATTAGAAAACAAAGCTTTATCATCTGAATATGGATCGACTCCAGCTATATATATCCCTCCAGGAACTATACCATCAATATATACTGGCATCTCATATATTTCTATAGCTCCAGTTGTATCATCTGCATTCTTTAATGGATACTCTCTTATAGGAAAAATATCATCCCTATATTCATGTACAACCTTTCCATCTTCTCTCTGTATTAAATTAACAACATGTATACTATCAATATACGTGCCAGCATTTGCTTGTATCTCTCCTAACCTTATCTGAGCATTAACTGCATCAAATAAACTCCCCTCAATGCGTAAGAACGCTTCTGCTGGTGTCTTAGGTTCCTGTGTTAAATACTTCTGATATGATCCAGCTGTTCCTTTCTTTTTAACAATTCTACTATTATCTATAAATTGTTCAGCAAGATCTCTTAAACTATTACCTTGCTCATCTATCATATCATAACTCTTACCAGTAGATTTGTCTTTATATTTACCAGGATAATACCACATAGCATCAATAAAATATCCACATTCTCCGGTAGCATTATCATCATATATGTTATCATATGCCTTAAATCCATATGTCTTTGGATTGTAAAACATTTCAGCAAAGTCTTGACTACCACCTTCCATGTCACCACCGGTACCCCAAACAACTGGACTACCAGTCATGATTGAACCATCTCTCCACGTAGGTTCTGTAAATGTATAAGATCCAATAAGATTTTCAAACTTACCACAATTATGAGTTATGGTGAAATCTTCAAGCATAAATAAATGATCAATATCATTATCACCTTCTAATGTAAATCCATAATAACTACCTCTTCCAATATTTTTTATTTCTATTTGTGTATTTAATGGATTAGATGTTGCAATCCAATCAGTAGGTGGTTTTTTTCTTTCTACTCTTACTGGTATCTTATTTATATCTCCTCTAATATTAATTCTATATACAACACCATATTTTTTTTCATTAGTTTTTTTATCAACCCAAGAAGATTTCTTTTGTTTTATTCTAACATACAAACCAAGTGTTTGACATAAATAAACAATATCATAAGATAATCTTTTATTCTTTTGTATTATTTCATAACTAAAGGAATAACTACTAGTTCCTTTACAAAGATATCCATCAGTATCTATTAGTCCAGCAAGTAATTGTAATCTATCTTCTGATGTTGTAAACGTATAATCGTATGGAATATGTTTATTTTTTATTAAATTATAATCAGATAATAACTGTTTAAATTTATTTTTAATATTAGGTTTTTCTAATATAGTTATTGTTTTACAATTATTTGATTTGTTTTTTATAAAATATTCATGATGTGATAATCCAATTTTACTTGAATAGTCTTTAATGAATTTTTCTATTTCCACATCCTTGTCACATACAACAACTGATGCATCTGCAGAATCACCATCACCAAGCCATATACCAATATAATACGGATCTATATTTAACTCTTTCTTATCAAATTCCAATCCAGAACTTTTAACACCATATAACGTCTTTCTTTTAGCCTTAACTAATGAATTAATCTCATTAATATTATATATCTTATAACCATCATCCTGTATATAATACTTAGTATTTGTCTTTTGTTCTAAGTATAATTTGTGTTTTGAGTTTATAGTATACGATATTCCTTTTTGTTGAGAAACTTCATACATATTATCATCAATACCACTACATAATCTTATTACTTTCTTTGGTTTAGAATCAATACCCATAACTAAATCACCAAGTATAATATCTTGAACATCTTTAAGAGTTCCATCATACATTAATACTTTCGTTCCAAAACCCAAACATTCTTCCCAACACGCTACAGTACAACTCTCACCAATACTTTTAAATTGATTGTCCTTAAAAGACATAGCTCTTATTTCAGATAAGTAACCATCTTCTATCTCTTGACCAAAATCATTAGTATACTTATATCCAGCCTTTATATAATCATGCCTATTAATTAACCTCCTCTTAGCAAAGTCTGTATTCTGATTTAAATGATTTACAGTTAACCACGTAGCATCAACAGTAACTTTGTAATGAGATGTTTCATAAGCACATAATATATTATTAGATGCTGGAATAAAATTATAATTATAAACTAAAACCCCTGCTGCATTAACATAAGTAATTCCTTTTCTTCTACTTTTTGCAATTATCAATCCCTGCAATGGATCTCCTTCATATTTACCCTCAGCAAAACATTCTTCCATCTCATGAAATAAATAATACTGATGATCTAAAAATCTTGGAAATGTTATAACCTTTCTATCAGATTTAGACTCCTTACCAGTAACTGGATCCATTGCCCTAGCTTTCATTAAACCAAAGTTTAACATAAAGTAATGCCTTCCAGTTATCCTTACTCCTCCTACTGTATATCCATTAAGACATCTGTCTTCCTCAATATTCCAATAGTCATGGTAATCCTTTGTTCCTACTGGAGCATTACAATAATAACCATGCTTTAAAAAATGCAATGCCGATTCACTAAATACTCTCGTATTTAAAAACTTTAAATACTCACTCTTAGTATTAGCTAATGGATTCTTTAAACCTGGATTAGTTAATGACCACGGTTCAGCTACATTAATACTACTCACTCTTCTTCATTTTAGGTTTTTCTCTACTAGACAATACTCCTCCACCCCTTATCCTTCCTTGTATCTCAGAATCTTTTTCTATCTCTTCTCTTAATTTTTTAATCTCCTTTAGCATCCCACCAAAGTTCTTTATGTTACTTTGTAACTGCATCGAACTATATACTGGTGTTCCATTCTTATTCATCAGAGTGAGATCCACAGATTCAAAATATTGTAACATCTTATTTACACCTACCATTACAGAATCCAAAGCCCTTGCCTCTACACTCTTTGATAACTCATTATACTTCGCTATAGCAACCTTTACTAACTCATCTTCCTTTACTTTCTTGTAAAGAGAATCATTTATCTTTATCCCCCTTATCGCTTCCTCATATCCAAAATATGGACTCTTTATATCACACATAAAGTAAACATAACTTAACTCAGCTATCGCTACATCTTTTCCCTTGCTCTTATCCCTATCATATAACACCTTAAAAGCTTCTATCGTTAATGCATACTCCGATACATTTAACTTGCCTCCATCATAATCTAATAACTTCATACTGCCTTCTCCCAACATACCCCAGGAACTGTATACTCCCTCGGTAAATAACTATTGTAATCATCACTTAGTAAATTACATAAGTAAGCATACTTCCTACTCTGATGTATCTTCACCTGATAACTCGTCCCTACAGGTCTTATTATATCCCCCTTGGTAAACACATGATGCTCAAATAATAATATAAAACTTGACCAGTTCCTCCCTATATATACAAAATTGTGAAAGCATCTTATGACACTATCCTTCATTTCCTGACATTCCATAACAATCACTATTTATTTCTATTACAAAATTCTTACCACAATAACTACACCTGTAAACACTATACTCACTCCCCATACTAAACTCATTATACTTCATGCAATGTGGACATGTTGCCATACCATTATATATCTTTACTATACTGTCTACAAATACCCTTATTGCTTTCGTCATCTCCAATAATCTTTAGGACAATGATAATCCTTNTTTAATAACTTATCCCTTCCTTGCCACCTCTTTGGATCA